AAGACTTTCGTGCCTGCTGGAGCATTGGGTTTTACAATATTTTGTCTTTCATTAACAACATTATTAGCACCTGTGCCATCTATAAATATAGGCCAAGGATCACCACCTAGATTAAGTGTTGTAGATATCTCACAAGATGGTCTATCTTTGTGTCTGTGTAAACAATCACCTTTTTTATAAGCTCTAGTGTAAGAATAAGTTGGTATCAAATCTAGTCCTGTATGTTGTTTCATAACAGGTAACATTTTAACTAGTAATGTATCCATTACAAAATCACCATAACAAGAAAATGTATTTGGTATCTGTTGATCGGTCCATGTTCCAAGGATCGGGGACTGTGAATGTAGATTATTTTCATACATAAATCTTGTTGCATCCCTTTTAAGTAGTAAATAATTTAATGCAAAGTTAGCTAGATCATATGATACAGCTTTCTTTATTACTTGATATTTATTAAATGTCATAATGATATATCTGTTCCATCTTCATGTTTTTTTTGATATTTACTTGTAGCATTCATAAGAGTATCTACTTCTTCATCAGGTACTATTTCTATTTTATAATTTTCTATGCCTAATATACACCCTGCAATAAATCTTCTCATTCCTATACACAATCTATATTTACCATCTTTTTCAGTACAAATTAAAGGATTAATTATACCATTTTTTTCTATATCTATTTTTAATTTTTTCCATCTTTCATTTTCTGTTTGACTCATTCTTCCTTCTTCTGTTTGAAGATGTTTTTCTCTAAAGACTATTTGATCTTTATGAACTATCATACAAACATCGTCTTTTGTAAAAAGTTAAACGACACCGATATTCTTATATCATTAGATTCATTAGGGTCAACACAATGAGTAACCCATGATGGAAACATAATTAGTCTCCCTGCTTTTGGTTCGTAATGTGTTTCTCTCCATAATCTAGTAGGTGCTGTATCAGGGTGATTTAATCTTTCTCTCATCTTAGGTCTACACATGGAAGCTGCTGCTCTTGGATCATCTATTTTTAAATGCCCTGAGTTCTTAGGTGCTTTGACATAATATACTCCAGACCATAATGAGTTAGGGTGTATATGTGCTCTATTCATTCCACCAGGTGGATTTACATTAGCCCACATGTTACCTAAAAAAGGTTCACTATCTAAATGTTCTTCATCATAAATTTTTAATTGTGCTTCATACAAAGCATCTGCTAACCTTTTATATTCTGGTCTTAATTGCATATCAGTTGTTGAATGCCAACCTTTAACATTTGTTCTAGTTACACCTTTATCTTCATTCATCCAATTTAAAATATCTTTTTCTAATTGAACATTTAAAGATGGATCATTATGATCAAATAAATATATTGGAGTTGGAAAATGAAGTTCTCTGATCATTTAAAAGGTGTTCCTCCAAACCACATAACAAGTGATTTTCTATGTCCTTTGATAACAGGTTTTACCCTGTGTCTTATAAATGATGCAAAGAATATTGCATGACCTTGTTTTAGTTTTGCAACTTTACCTTCAGCCATTAATTCTAAATCTCCTCCTTCAAATTCTGTTTCGGGAGAAAGCAAACAAGTCATAGATATTTTTCTAACAGGGGGTTCATGAGCCATGTTCACATCATTATCTACATGCCAATCATAAAATCCTCCTTCAGGATATTCTGTATATTGTGCCATTTCTGTAATTTGCATTCCATCAAAACCAAAATGATTACCATTAGTGGTTTTCATTATTTTTTCAATGTCTTTATACATATCATTCATTTTCTTAAAAGGTATCCAACTAATATGTGAAGTTCTAGTTTTAGTATCAATTACTCCACCTTTAATGCCTTCTTTATTTCCAACTGCAGCATCATTTCTAGGTTCTTCTCTTCCAGCTTCTATAATCATTTTACATTGTAAAGGTGTAAATATAGGTTTAGTAGTTTCAACTATAAATGATCTCCATCGTGGTTCTGTTATCATATTGCTCCTCTGTTTTTAATTGGATCAAACTGCACATCACAATTTGCAGCTAATGTTCGTCTAGTCTCTGTCGTTCCATTGAATGGATAAACACAATGTCTCATGTCATATGGAAATACATAAAAATCTCTAAGGTCCATTGGTGGTTGATAATCTATCTTTGCAAACTGACCATTACTTGCACCTAATATTTGCAGTCTTCCATTTTGTGGAACTGCATCATTTGAATATTCTTTACCATAAGTTGATGGTAGTTTTAAAATCATTACAGAAGATAAACCTGTAAACAAAGTTCCTCTATGAATATGTGCAGGATTATATTCATGCTGTTTCATTTCATTAACCCAAATAGAATTTAAATGAGTATCGTACTCTCTAATTTTATTAAAAGCTAGGTAGTGTTTAAAGATTGTCATAAAATAATCTGTAATATTTGTAGGTAATATATTATGATTTTTCATCTTAGATTGATCTTGACCATTATAAAACAAAGAATGTTCACTTTCTATCTTACCTACTAATTGACCATTTGCGGGATGTAGATTATGAAAATTACTTTCGTAAATATGATTAATCGAATGAAAAATATCTAAGGGTACCTGATACTTTAGAATCGATTGACCTAAAAATACAAAATCAAAATTTAATGTGTTGGTATTCATTTTTAATTCTTTCAGGTATTTTTTCTATGTAAGGGTTATATACTTTTTTTACAGGTCCATCAAATAGTTTGTGCATATTACTGCCAACTACTTTATCATCATAAGATAAACCATTTACATTGACTTGATCCAAATTATCAAATCTATGATTGAAATAAGGCTCACCCATAAACTCATATATTTTTCTAAACTCTTGTTTTGAATTTTCAACCATGTCATCGTATTTTACAAAGTGACATAAATCAGGGTAATTGTATGCATTTTTAATAGCCTCTAAATCTTTAGCAACAGCACCATCTTTATTCATAATCATTCCTAATTTTTCTTCATCAGTTTGTAGTCCAAATCTATTAACAAATGAATCAGGATTTTCTGTGTACCATTGCATATACGAAGCTAATACATCCATTAAATCTCTAAGTAATACAATACATTTAAAAGGTCGTTTATAATGTTTTTGCATCAATTGAAAATTACCAGGGGTCATAACAGGACCACGATCAATGATTATACGTTGTGGCCAATCTTTATAGTAAGTATCATAAACTACATCTAATACATTATCTAAAGATTTATGATCAGGATAGTTTTGAAACACATCTGTTTCTTTTAATAAAAACAAATCTTTCATTATCTCTAATGTAATAGAGTTAGGCGTAGCCGCTATCTCAGGGTTTTGATTCATAATACTTGCAAATAAAGTATTACCTGGTCTAGGTTGCGCTACTAAAAAAAACAGTTTACGGTTTTGGTTTTCCATGTTGTTCAATTTGTTCTTTCTCTTTGTAACTGTTTTCTAATTCACCAGATTTTTTAATTCTTTGCAAGGATTGAAGTTGTCCCATAATGTTAAACACTTCAGCTTCTGATGAACTTGCATTTAATGATTTTGCTTTCTCATGATATTGCATACCATAAGATTCTAATTGATGTTGATTAACATCTTTATCATTAAATGATCCATCATTAAATTCACCTTTTAATTTAGACCACATTTTAATTTCTCTCATTCTATGTTTAGCTGTTTTCTCCATAGATGCTTTACCAAATTTAGCTTCATCTAAATCAATTTGATATTTAGTTAGTTTATATTCGTCTTGTTCAGACTCAGTTTTTTTCTTTAACCATTTAATTTTTGCTTCGTTTCTTCTGTAGTCAAACGATAGTGTCATTAAGTTATCTAAGTAACTTGCTTGTTCTCTAACACACTGCCAATATTTTGCAGCTTTAGTAGGATATCTATTGTCTTGTAATACAGAAAATCTTGCTTCAGTCTCTGTTCGAAACATTTGTTTTTTACTCCAAGTGTCACGAAGTTCATCAACCATACCTTTAAAATCAGTAAGATCATTTTGTTCTAATAGATTATTTAAATGAGTTTCTTCTTGTTGAATTAAATCTTTTACGTCTTTTTTAACTGTCATATTTATCCTTTATATTTAATAGATATATAACCTATTTAAAATATATTAAAACCTATTTAAAATATATTACAAGGTTTAAGAATCTGTAAATGTTTGTACTAATGGTACACCTTCACCTAAATATTCTTCTGTTGCTGTACTGTAAGGAGATTCTCCACCAGCTAATAAACCTAAAGAAGAAGTGCCAAGTCCACTCCTATTACTTATATTATCACTAGACGATGTTCCTGTACTCCAACTAGTTCCGTTCCATAATTCTGTATTAACTCCACTTTTTTTTACAGCCGAAGATTGAATACCGAACATTGCACCACCTCCAGCAATATTTTGATCGGCAACTTCTGTCCAACTACTTCCATTCCAAGTTTCAACATTTGCAAGATTAGATGTAGCATATCCACCACCACATAATGCTAATGTACTTGTTCCAGTTCCTGCCACACTTCTTCTTGCAGTATTCAAATCTGCTACTTCTGTCCAACTTGTTCCATTAAATGATTCTGTTTCTGCTCTTGCATTAGTAAATCCTGGTGGAATTAATCCACCAAATACAACACCTGCTGTACTAGATTCATTTCCTGCAGCAAGATATTCTCTCCCAGTATTTAGAGAAGGTGTGTTTGACCAACTTGTACCATTCCAAGATTCTGAATTAGTTAGTCTACCACTACCTCCTGCTGTTAATGCAGAAGTATATGCTCCACCACCCCCCATTGCTTTTCCTGCAGTATTTAAATCATTGACTTCTGTCCAGCTAGTTCCATTATAAGCTTCAGTTACAGCTCCAGGTCCATTTTCACCACCATAGACCAAACCTGCTGTTTGAGTTCCTGCTCCATGAGTATAAATCCATCTAGCTGTATTCAAGTTTCCACCTGTAGACCAAGATCCTGCTGTTGTTTGAGCTGCACCTTTAACAACATTGTCTGTTGTATTATACCAAACTTGTCCTGTAACAGGATTCGCAGGATCCGAAGATACTGCTTCAATGTTTGTGCCATTTATTTCTTTGTATGTTGTCATAATTAATCTGTTGTTATTGTTCTTACTTGTGGTGCACCTGCACCTGTCCATTCTAGAGTTGCATTCGTTTCTGGAGGACTTCCACCAAAACCTAAAGCATTTGTATTGTCTGCTCCTGCACCTGTATTACCTGTTACAGAAAGAGGATAATTTGTTGTTTCTGTCCAACTTGTTCCATTCCATTCTTCTGTCTTATTTGTAATTGAAGGTGGAGTACTTCCAGCATATATTAAAGCTGATGTTTGAGTTCCATTAGCTGCTGCAAATCTTCTTCCTGTATTTAAATCTCCAACTTCCGTCCAACTTGTTCCGTTAAAAGATTCTGTTAATGTTAATGGAGTAGGTGGACCAGCAGATCCACCAATCGCTAGTGCTGCTGTGTAAGTTTTTCCTGCTCCTTCTAAATCTTTTTTACCTCCATTCATAGCGTTTAAATCTGTCCAAGAACTACCATTCCAATAACGAGTTACAGTTCGTGTAGGTGCTGGAACTCCTCCAAAGAATAAAGCATTTGTATTGTCTGCTCCTGCGCTACCATAAGCATTAGAGCCATTAGGCTCATTTGTTATACTTGTCCAACTTGTTCCATTCCAAGATTCTGCAACTCCTGAAAACTGATCTCCACCTGCAGCGATTGCAGATGTATATGTTCCTGCACCAGTAACAAAAGCTTTTCCAGTATTCATATCATTAACTTCAGTCCAAGACGTTCCATTATAAGATTCTGTTATACCTGACGCTGTAGGTGCTGGAGGTGGACCATCACCAAAACATAATGATGCATCTTTTGTAGCACCACATCCACCAGCATATGCTCTTGGAGTATTTAAACTTCCACCTGTAGCCCAAGCTCCTGCAGTTGTTTGAGCTTGAACTCTTAAAGTATTTGCAGTTTCGTTATACCACACCTGTCCCGTTATAGGATTATCGGGATCCGTAGTATAGTCTTGCACCTTCGTGCCATGAATGCTTTTGTACTCAGCCATTTTAAATTTATTCCTCTAATGTTATGTCAGTAGGTCTTGTGTTCATCTCTACTGCTGGTGCTTTTTCAGCATCAGGTAAAGCGTCCCAAGTAGCTTGTGCTGCTTGAACCTCTGCATCAACAATCGCCTGTGCCTCGTCTTTAGTTTTAACAACTCCTGCAACTTTAGCAACCCAAAGATTACCGTGTTTGTTGTATGCAGGAACTTGCCAAACATTACCAGGAAAGCTTGCAAACGTGATTCTAGAAGATTCAACGTGATCGATAAATCCCTTTCCCCAGTTTGTCGCTACACAGTATTGATATGTTTTTGCCATAGTTTTCTCCTTGTTATTATTAACTTGTTGTTATTGTTTTTACCACATTTGATGGATTATTCCACTCTTCGGTTGCTGTTGTTACACTAGGTGCTCCTCCACCAAATGCTAAAGCAGCTGATGTTGTACCTGTTCCTGCAAGTTGATTTCTTCCAGTATTTAAATCAGTTGTTTCAGTCCAACCCGCACCATTCCATTCTTCAGTCACTGCAAGTGTTCCTGGTGGACTTCCTCCAAACGCTAGGGCTGAGGTATTACTTGCACCAGCACTTCCTAAATAATATCTTGCAGTATTTAAATCTGCTACTTCAGTCCAGCTAGTACCATTCCAAGATTCTGTTACTGCTAAAGCTGGTGGATATCCACCAAATGCTAAAGCTGAAGTTTGTATTCCAGAACTTCCTAGTAATCCTCTAGCAGTATTTAAATCTGCGACTTCAGTCCAGCTTGATCCATTCCAAGATTCAGTAACACCTGAATAAGGAGCACCACCAAAAACTAAACCACTTGTATTATCAACACCTGCACTTCCTGAAGTAGTTCTAGCAGTATTTAAATCTCCAACTTCCGTCCAGCTAGTTCCATTATAAGCTTCATTAGAACTAACAACAGGTGTTCCAGATCCAGTAGGATTTCCTCCTACTCCTAAAGCAGATGTAGCGGTTCCAATACCTGCTAAACCTCTTCTTGCTGCATTTAAATCATTTACTTCAGTCCAACTCGTACCATTGTAAGATTCTGTATTTGTATAAAAGGTAGGTGGATTATACCCACCAAATGCTAAACCTGCTGTTTGAGTTCCTGCACCTGCTAATTCTTGTCTAGCAGTATTTAAAGCACCACCCGTGGACCAAGCACCTATTGGCTGGCCTGGGCCTAACCATTCTTCGGTTGCGGCTGTTACAGCAGTGCCATCTTGTCCACCACTTGATAATGCAGCAGCTTGTGTTCCTGTTCCTGCCATTAAATATCTAGCCGTACCTAAATCACTTGTTTCTGTCCAGCTTGTTCCGTTCCATAATTCTGTAATAGCTCCTCTAGGAGGAGGAGCATTTCCTCCAAAAGCCATAGCTGATGTATTATCAACACCTGCACCGCCCATACCAGCTCTTGCAGTATTTAAATCAGCTACTGATGTCCAGCTAGTACCATTCCAAGATTCTGTTGCTGCTGTAGAAGGAGGAACGTTTCCACCAAAAGCTAAACCAGATGTTACTATTCCTGCTCCTGTAAGATCATCTCTAGCAGTATTTAAATTGTTAACTTCAGTCCAAGATGAACCATTCCATTGTTCTGTAATTGTTACTTTAGTGTTTGGTGGAGGAGCACCACCTGCTGCAATTGCTGAAGTATTGTCTGCTCCAAAACCTGCTGCAAGATCCCTAGCTTGATTTAAATCTGATAATTCAGTCCAACTCGTACCATTCCAAGATTCATTTGTAGCTTGTTTAGTATTTGACGCATTTCTTCCAAGATAAGATAATGCGTTTGTGTTACTACTTCCTGTTGAACTTACTCTGTATCTAGCACTATTTAAATCATTAACTTCAGTCCAAGAAGATCCATTGTAAGATTCTGTTATTGCTGAAGCAACTGCAGTAGCATATTCACCACCAAACACTACTGTCGATGTTTGAATACCACCACCACCTATTTGTTGTCTAGCCGTATTTAAATTTCCACCCGTACTCCAAGCACCAGCTGTAGTTACATTTAGATATTGATATTTGAAATCGGCTGCAGTGCTGTCGTACCAAACTTCTCCATCAACCACACCTGGTTTATCTCCAGCGTAATTAGTAACCGCTGTACCTTGGATCCCTTTGTAAGTAGACATTATTTAGCCTTTAACAACCAACCTTGAGTTCCATCTGTATAGACCAAAGTATTAGCTGCCCTTTCCACTGAAACTGTTAAGTCGGCTGCAGAGCCTTGAATATTTTCTGAATTTCTTCCAATTGTTAAATTTTCTGTATCAAAAGTTCCTGCGTAATCTATGAATGATATTTCATCGCCAATT